AGAATAGAGTTTTCGATTGGGAGAAGGTTACACAATTATATAATTTTGTTAAGAACACACAACCAAATGATTGGTGGGTAGTTGCCGACATTGATGAATTCCATTTATATCCTGAAGATGATTTAAGGAAATTAATTAGTAATTGTGATGAGAATGGATGGGACGTTGTGAGAGGTGGATTCATTGATAGAATAGGTGAAGATGGAAAGTTCTCTGAAATAAAAGAAGACAAACCGATATTTGAGCAGTTTCCTGTTATGGGATTTTTTAGATACCCGATGAGTAAGGCATGTCCTAATAAGATATGTGTAATGAAAGGACATATTGAAATTACATCCGGCCAACATTATGCTAAAATTGATGGACAAACAACTTGGAAATGGCAAGGATGGAACCACCCACTAATTAATCCAAATGAATATGTGCAAGTACACCACTTCAAGTGGGATAAGACTTGCATTGATAGGATTAAACAAGTTGCAGATATAAAACAAGAATACGCACACTCAAATGAATATGCAACGATGTTTCTTAATCTAAGAAAAAGTAAATTTAAAATCGATGTTAGTCATAAAGATTTTATGATTGAACATTCATACGGGGAGCCTGAATTTAAAAGATATAAACAATGGAATAAATTAATTAAAAAAATCATATCAATATGACAGCAAAAGAAGAAAAAAACGAACAATTACTTTTAGAACAACGCAAAGTAAAGGCATTAGAAAAAATTGCTAATTCAATGGATGCTTTAACCACATGGTTTGAAGACATCGATAAAGAAGAATGGAGTCAGAGAGCACAATATTACTTGGCCGAATTCCATACCATTGCAAAACCAAAAGACCCAACTATAAATGGATAGCCATAAATTAGGTGTTATTGTACCTTATCGAGATAGACCTCATCATTTAAAAAAATTTTTATTTGATATTGAGGAATATCTAACTGAAAAAAATATTAACTATGAAATAATTGTGGTTAATCAAGATGGTGCAAAACAATTTAATAGAGGTATGTTGTTAAACATTGGATTTAAAGAATCCATCAAATTAAATTGTGACTATGTTGTTTTTCACGATGTAGATATGTTACCAGTTAATGTTGATTATTCGTACTCAGATATCCCACTACATTTAGCGACCAATTTTCAATTACAAGAGAACGAAAAAAAAAGAGAAGTGTTTGACCAATATTTTGGTGGAGTTACAATGTTTCCTGTTGGGTCTTTTATTAAAGTCGATGGATACTCTAACAAATATTGGGCATGGGGTTACGAAGATACTGATTTATTATTAAGATGTGAACGTAAAGGAATCGAATTAGATACGTTACGTTTAAAAAATCATGGTAGAAAGGGAAAGACATTAAAATTTAATGGTGTAGATGCTTATGTTGAATGTGAGAACGTTATTGATTTAAATCAAAACGCAACTTTCTTTATTTCATTTTGTCCTGATAAATTATTTTTAAATCACAAAAAGGAATCCGACGAGTTTACATCTTTTAGTATTCCTGGTTGGGATTTTGCTATATGTTACAATTCATTCTCGAGATATAATTTTTGTGCGTTCGACACCTTACACAATTCACTATATGTTAACTCTAATATCAAACCAAATTATAAAACAAATATGGTTGTGGTTTTAGACAGAATGAATAACAACATCAAGGTTTACCAAGATGGTTATTTTATTGGGGAAACACCTACATTTAGAAAATTATATTTCTATAAAAAAGAGAAGAATTTTTATTTAGGGGCGGGTAGACCTGATAGAGAAATCATACCAAATTATTTTAGAGGAACCATAGATAGTTTTGCATATTATAATGAAATTCTTAGTGAAAATGAAATCATAGAAATCTCACATAACGAAACGGAATTACTAACTAAAGATTTTGGTCATTATAAATCATCTAACTCACTAATAACTTATTACGATGCTAATTTTATTAAAGATTATAATTTAGTTGATTTAGTTGGTGGGAATAATGGTAAAATAAAAAATTGTGAAGTTGTAAACACAGATTACAAAGATATTACTGAAGTTAAAATACCATATAGAAGAAAATCAATATTTAAATCACTTTCACATGAAGAAAATGGGTTTTTAGGTAATAAATGGAAGGACCAAGCAACTAGATGGAACCAATTAAGGTTTCATAACGAAGTTTCCTTAAACAAAGAACTATTAGATAATGATGGGTTATCAACACTAACGTTTCATGTCCATGGTAAAAATAAAGAAAATAAAATAACACAAATTAACGTAGGAATATGAGTCATAAATTAGGTATATGTATACCATATAGAAATAGAAAGGAACACGTAGAAAGATTAATACCTCACCTTTCAAAACATTTAACAAATCAAGGAATTGAACATACATTTTATGTCGGTCATCAAGTAGACGATAAGTTATTCAATAGAGGTGCAATGAAAAATATTGCGGCTCACTATGCGTTTGAAGATGGTTGTGATTATATTGCTTGGCATGACGTTGATATGTTAACAACAGATGAAGGTGGTCAAATAATTGGAGACTACTCATATCCAGAAGAAACACCGATACATATTGCAACTAAATTATCAAAATACCAATATGGATTAGGATATGATCAATACTTTGGTGGAGTTGTTTTATTCACTAAAGAACAGGCGTATAAAACTAACGGATACTCAAATGAATATTGGGATTGGGGTCAAGAAGACGATGATTTGTTTTGGAGATGTTACTTTGAAAATTATACCACCGGTAAACTCTTTAAGAAATATGAAAATAAAAATGTGGGAATATTCAATGGGGAGAACACATTGGTTGCCTTACCAACAAATAGAGAAATTAGTTCTTGTTTACATAATGACCATACAATATCAATACTTTTTAATGCGGAGCAACAACCAGAAAAAGTTCCGATTTGGTTAGTTGGGGATACCGAAAAACGTTTTATTGAATATCCATTAATCAGAAAAGATGGGTCTTGGACATGGGGATTATCGTTTAATAATTCAAGAGCGGTCACAATGCAATTGTTCGATAGGGACAACATGAGACATTATAATTGGGGGAAGAGGTTTGAGGGTTTATGGACATGGGCAACAATGGCTTTTAAAAGTGAAACAAACGAAGTGTTCTTCTATATTAACGATACTTTGACAACACAAATGAATGGCATTAAGAACAATTCTTCGTTTATTGTTAATCCATTGAGATTGCACGATGCGGTTAGACCATTTTTACTTGGATTTTGTGGACAAACAAACACAAGATACAAAGGAAAAATAGCAGATTTTAAAGTTTTTAATACATTCAAAGAAAATGTAATGGATGCCATTGATGGTGATGAAGATTTAGTATTAAGATATGATTTTAAAACACATACTGATATATCGAACATAAGTATTGAAGAAGAAAACATTGAGGTTGTTGAAAATATATTACCATATAGAAGAGAAGGTAGTTTTTATTGTTTACCACACATTGATGAAGGATTTATGAATGGTACATGGGCAAAAGGTGAAACAACTGCAAGAAACGAGAAAAGATTTGTTACCGAAATGCAACAAAGAAAGATAGATTATAAGGTTGATGGATTAAATAACATTCTAAACGTAATGGATATTGATAATATTGATGTATCTTTATATTCAAATACTAAGTTTATTAATGTAAAAATGAAATAATATGTTTGACGATATATTCGATAAAACAAAAGAAAAGTTAAACTCCGTTGGGTGTGGATTTTGTTTGGCAAAGTGGACACAGGTTACTCTACATCTACAAGTGGGTCAAACACACTCATGCCATCACCCCGCACCACATGATGTGTCTTTAAATGAATTGGCTTTAAATCCATCTGCACTACATAATAGTGTCTTTAAAAAGAGACAGAGAAAAACTATGATGGAGGGAGGAAGACCAGATGAATGTAACTATTGTTGGAACGTCGAAGATAATTCAAATTCATTCTCAGATAGAGTTTTTAAATCATCAGAACCATGGTCAATAAAACATCTTGATGAAATAAAGGATTTACATTGGAGAGATAACTTCAACCCAAGATATGTTGAAGTGTCTTTTAGTAATCAATGTAATTTTAAATGTTCATATTGTGGACCAACCTTTTCATCTCAATGGGTTCAAGAAATTGAACAACATGGAGGTTATCCAACATCAACTAATTTTAATAATTTAGATTTGGCATTTGGTAAAAGACAAAACCCTTTACCATATTTACATTCTGAAGTTAATCCATATGTAAATGGATTTTGGGAATGGTGGCCCGATTTATATAAGGATTTACACACATTTAGAATCACGGGAGGAGAACCTCTATTATCAAAAGACACCTTTAAAGTGTTTGATTATATTTTAGATTCTAAAGAACCTAATAGGAATTTGAATTTATCCATAAACACTAACTTAGGTACACCAAATAAATTATTCGATGATTTTGTTATCAAAATAAAAAGATTGATTGATGAGAATAGGGTAAATGAACTTATTGTTTTTACAAGTGCCGATACGTGGGGTCCACAAGCGGAATACATTAGAGATGGTATGGTTTTTAATTTATGGTGGGATAGGATTAATATTTTGTTAAACGAAATACCACAATTAACGGTTATCATTATGTCAACATATAATGCACTATCAGTTCCAAATTATAAAGAACTAATAAAGAATGTTTATAAGTTGAAAGAAGAATACCACAATCCATATCGATACTATGGTTCATCTGTTATGTTAGATTCATCTTATTTAAGGTGGCCAAAACATCAGTCAGTTAAAATTTTAGGAGATGAGTGGAAAGGTGTGGTTAAAGAACAGATGCAATTAATGGACTTCTATGAGCAAACAAGAGTTGGGTTAGATGGATATGGTTTTACCGAAATTGAAATTAATAAATTGAATAGAATTTATGATTGGATGTCGGTTGAAAAAACAGAAGAAGATTTAACAACCAATAAATGGGACTTTAAAAAATTCATAACCGAATATGATTTAAGAAGAAGTAAAGATTTTGTTAAAACATTTCCAGAGTTAGCTGAATTTTATAAAAATATATAATAATGAAGTTTAATAAAACAACATACTACATCCCCAATTTTACCACATATAAAACTAATACTAAAAGTTTTGAAAACTTAAAAAGTGGTTACACGTTTTATGTTGATTTTAAATTAGATAATTTCATCGATAACGAGGCGTGTGTTATCGGTAGACAAGATGAACATTATATGGGATTATTTTTACAAAAACCAAACGCAATTAAGTTTTGTTGGCACAATGATAAGAATGTATATAATGATATTTTTATTGAATTAGATAACATATATGACCAAATGAAAATATTGGTTACAATATCGGATGAAATTAGAATTTATAAAGATGGTTTTTTCTTAGGTTCTAAAAAATGTAACGATATATTAAATTACCACGATAAGAACATTCTTATTGGATCAATTAATCCACATTTTGAACAATGGGAATGTGCATTTGATGGTGCAATTAACGAAGTGAAAATTTTTGATGAAATTATTACAAACCCAAATGGTACGGATAATCTATACTCACACTTAACATTTGAAGATATATCTAGATTTAAGACATTAGATTCTAGCGGTAACGGTAATCATGGTATATATTACGAAGATCCGGTTTATAGAAATGAAAAGATAAACGAATACACTAAAATGGGACCTAAACAAAAAATAGTTTAATATGAGTGATTTTAATGAAGTAAAAAAACAATTGAATGGTGTTGGATGTGGATTTTGTTTAGCAAAGTGGACACAAGTAACTATACATCTATTGAATGGTACAACACATTCTTGTCACCACCCTATACCCCATAAAATACCTTTAGAAGAAATAAAAAACAACCCAAAGGCGTTACACAATACTAATTTTAAGAAACAGCAAAGAAAAACTATGCTAGAGGGTGGTAGACCTGGAGAATGTGATTATTGTTGGAATGTTGAGGATAACTCTAATTCATTTTCCGATAGAGTTTTTAAATCGGCGGAACAATGGTCAATCGACCAATACGACACCATTAAAAATTTAGATTGGAGAGAAGATTATAACCCAAGGTATTTGGAAATTTCTTTTGGAAATACTTGTAATTTAAAATGTGCTTATTGTAGTCCACCATATTCATCAAAATGGGTTGAGGAGATTAAGAAGTTTGGACCATATACGGAAAATCATAATTTTAATTCATTAGATTTTGTAGATAATAGAATTGATACAACATATAAACTTACCGATGAAAATCCTTATACCGAAGCATTTTGGAAATGGTGGCCTGATTTATATAAGGATTTACATACGTTTAGAATAACAGGAGGAGAACCTCTATTAATGAATGATACGTTTAAAGTTTTAGAATACATTCAAGAACATTGGAGAGAGAATCCAAATTTATCATTGGCAATTAATACGAACCTATCCGTACCAAGACAATTAATTGATAAGTTGATTACAATTTGTAAAGATTTAACCAACAACAATAAAGTTAGGGAATTAATTATATTCACATCGGTAGAGGCCGCTAAAGAACAGGCTGAATATACAAGATTTGGTTTAGATTACAATCAACTTTGGGTTAATATACACGATATATTAGAACAACTACCAAAGGTCGTCGTTAATATTATGGCAACATTTAATGCGTTGTCCGTATTTTCATATGGTGATTTAATTGAGAGGGTTTTTGAATATAAAAAGAAATTTCATAATGACATTCGTTATTGGGAAGGAGCTTTATTGTTAGATACATCTTATTTAAGATACCCATCATTTCTTTCAGTTAACATTCTTGAGTCAGAACATAAAGAATTGATTTTGGAATCGGCAAAGAAGGCATTATATTATGGTAAGTTTGAAAATGGGTATGGATTCTCTGATAGTCAAATTCAAAAAATTAAAAGGACATATGATTATGCACTTACAACTAATAATGTTGATATGACATACGTAAGACAACAGTTTGCAAAATATATAACTGAATATGATAGAAGAAGAGAAACTAATTTCATCAAAACATTCCCACAATTAAAAGAATTCTATGAAAAATATAAAGACTAGCGACACATGGGTATTATGGCCAACCAAAATATGTCCATCGTTTTTCGACTTAGGTGGAAACCAAGTTATATCGGGAAAGTATAATTTTAGTTTTGAGTTTGATTTCAAAATTAATGAAATCAGTAAGAATAGTGGAGAGAGAGGAACAATACTATCTATTAACCCAAATTACTTTGTACTTCACTATTATAATGAAAATCTAAGTGCCATACATATGAGCACCGAAGGTAGTGAAACACATAACGTACATAAAGATATTCGAGACATAATTAAAATTGGTAAAGTTCATAAACTAAAGGTTGAGAATGTTGATTTTACTAAATTTAATGTTTATATTGACGATAAAATGGTATTGTCAACACATAATTTTAATCACACTAATGACCCACAAATATTCTTTGGTTCGGAGACGTTTCCTTGGAATTCACCTGATTTAAATTCGTGTGACATGGATTTAATTAATTTTAAATTATATCATGAGGATACTTTAATATCACATCACGATTTTAATAACATAATACATAATAAATTTGTTGATTTAACAAATAATTGTAACTTTATACACAAACTATAGAAAATGTCAGAAGACTTAAAAATTTGGAGAGATAGTAGGCTTAATAGCATTAGTAAGAGTTTCTGTGCCGCTAAATGGTATAACGCAAGTTTACATTTAGGTCATGGTTATACTAATTCATGTCATTTACCATTACCACATCCTATTGATTTAGAAGAGATTAAAACAAATCCATCAGCATTACACAATACAAAGATAAAAAAAGAGGCACGTAAAATGATGCAAGAAGGTATTAGACCTGCCGAATGTTCTTATTGTTGGAAAGTAGAAGATGTTGGTAGAAATAACATTTCAGATAGAGTTTTTAAAAGTAAAATATATTCTGATGAAGATTTATTGGCACTTAAAGATAGACCATGGGACCAGGATATTAATTTAAAGACGGTAGAGGTTTCTTTTGATAGGACTTGTAATTTTGCTTGTTCATATTGTAATTCGGGATATTCCACTACGTGGGGTCAGGACATTAGAAAGAACGGACCCTATCAAAAATTTAAATCATCATCTGCAGGAGCATATCATTCCGATGGTTCTTGGTCCGAAGTTTATGGTAAAAATGGTGATGATAATCCATACGTTCAAGCATTTATGGAGTGGTGGCCCGAATTATCACAAACATTACAAGAGGTTAGAATTACTGGCGGAGAACCATCAACGTCGTTTAACTTTTGGAACTTTATGGATGTAATGAAGATGAATTCATCACCAAACTTAAACCTAGCAATTAACTCTAACTTAGGAGTTGAAGATAAACTAATTGATAAACTAATTCAAACATCACACGAAATTGATGTTAAGAATTTTGATTTATACACAAGTTGTGAGGCGTATGGGGACCAAGCTGAATATATCAGAGACGGATTAAAGTACGATGTGTGGAGAAAAAATGTGGTTCGTATTATTGAAGAGGCTAAGTGTAGACAATTAATCATTATGATGACCATCAATAGTTTATGTTTATTTAGTATCACCGAATTCTTGGATGATATGATATTATTAAAGAAAAAGTATGGTCAATACAAATTGGTGGTTGATTTAAACATATTAAGATGGCCAGCATTTATGTCGCCAGTATCTTTACCGAATGATTTAAAAAAATTAGCTCATGATAAATTAAAAACATGGTATCAAAATAAAGATAACTTGTCTTTATTACATGAAGGTGAGATTGCACAAATATTACGTCTGATTGATTATGTTGAGGTAGTTGAGAAGGGACATATTGCAACTGAAAATGATTTAGATAAACATTTTCACGATTTTAAAAGTTTCTATGAACAATATGACATTAGAAGAAATAAAGACTTCCGTAAAACTTTTCCTGAGTTGGTTGAATGGTATGATAGTATCGTAGTTGATTATAGTATACCAAACGTACCGATTAGTGATGGTAGAATTACCAATTACGAATTGGGTGAATATAAAGGTACTAATAATGGAAATGGTAAATTAATATAATGAGTAAGGATAAAAAATTTAATAGTGCTGGAGATAAGGTAAGTGATACGTTTTGTATTATGCCTTGGACACATTTACACACGTGGCCAAACGGAAACGTATATCCATGTTGTTTGGCGGATTCAGACCATCCAGTGGGTAATTTAAAGAAGAACACATTGGAGGAGATATGGAATTCCAAAGATTTAAAGAAAATTAGAACTGAACTATTAAATGGAGAAAAACCCAATGTTTGTCATAGATGTTATATGCAAGAAGATATGGGTACACCATCATTTAGAGTTAGTTCAAATGATCAATGGCGACATCACATTGATAATGCAATTGAAACAACATCGGAAGATGGGACCAGCAGTAATTTTAAATTAAATTATTGGGATTTTAGATTTTCAAATGTTTGTAATTTAAAATGTAGAATGTGTGGTCCCGAATTAAGTTCAAGTTGGTACGATGACCAAATTAATATGTTTGGAGAATCATCAACACCAAAAGCACTAATACATTGTAATGATTTAGCACATGAAGACATTATGATATATGTTGATAGGTTCATTAATGACGTTGAGGAGATATATTTTGCAGGTGGAGAACCATTCATCATGGAAGAACATTACATAATATTGGAGAAATTAATTAAAGCGGGGAACACGAAGTGTAGAATAAGATATAATACAAACTTTACATCTCTTAAATTTAAAAAATGGGATTTAATTAAATTATGGAAACCATTTGTTAAATTTAATAAAGATAATGTTAGAGTTTTTGCTTCTTTGGATGCAATTGGAGAAGTTGCGGAATATGCTAGAAAAAATACTAAGTGGTCTGCAGTCGAAGGTAACATTAAAAGATTACATGAAAATAATATGAATGTGTGGACAAGTACCACCGTTAGTATTTTTAATTTATTTGAATTACCCAAATTTGTTGAAAGAATGTCTGAGTTAGGAATCCCAATGAGTAAAATGCAGATGAATAATGTGTTGACATTTCCAGACTATTATTGTATCAATATTTTACCAGACAAATTAAAAGAATATGCAATCACAATATTAGATAACCACATTAAATCTATAGAGGGTAACGAAGAATCAATACACATTAAAAATTATTATGATGTAATTAAAAAATATCTTTACATGGAACCCCATAAATCAAAAGAAGAAATTAATAAAGATCTTATAAAATTTACTGAGATTAAGGATAAATGGAGAAATGAAACGTTCGTGAATGTATTTCCATATTATAAAGAATGGTATGAATCTAAGGAAATAAAATCATTAAATGAAACGTTCCCAAATTATGTTGAATTTATTAAACCACCAGATCCAACACCGACACCAACTCCAGAACTTAAAGAAATAAATTTAATACAAGAAAACAAAAAACCATGGCGAAAGTTGATTTAACAAAATATTATTGTGAACATCCATTTGTTTACACGGAATTTCACAGAAAATTCACACATGAAGGAATAAAAGAAACACAATTTTTATGTTGTCCCGATTGGAATGACGTAGATATTCATGTTTCAGATAACCTAATGGATAACTGGGAGTCTGAACCGGCTAAAAGAGTTAGAGAAGGACATCTTAGTGGTAATTTTGTGGGATGTAATCCGATAAATTGTCCTGCGTATAATACATTATTAAACACAGGTAAACCAGCCGGTAACATTAGACCAATTAGTGAATTTGATGCTGAAAGATACAATCATAAAGGACCAAGAAGAATTAAAATATGTTCTGACGATGCTTGTAATTTCCGTTGTCCAACTTGTCGAATTGATTTATATCCTAACACACCTGAAAAAACCGAAAGAACTAACAAATTACTTGATAGTATTGCGGAATATTATGGACCAACATTAAAAGAAATTTATGTAAGCGGTGGAGGTGATCCTTTCTATAGTATACCAATGAGAAACTTCCTAACCAATCTTAATGATAAAGATTTTCCGGCAATTGAAAGTGTTATTCTTCATACAAATGCATCGTTATGGACTGACAAAGTGTGGAGTCAAATGATTGGTATTCATCCATACGTTAGAATGGCGGAGATATCTATTGATGCGGCGACAAAAGACACGTATGAGAATAAAACAAGACTTGGAGGTAAGTGGGAAGTATTGATGGAGAATCTCGAATTCATTCGAACAATCGATACTATAGAAACAATTATTTTCTCATTTGTTGTTCAACAGAATAACTTTAGAGAAATGGAGGCGTTTGTTTTAATGATAGACGATTTATTTAAGGATTCAAAAATTAAAACTGTCATTCAACTCCAAAAAGTGGTTCAATGGCCGAGTATATCGGATGAGAGATATGTGCAAATGAAAATATGGGAACCAACCAATCCAGAGTATAGTGATTTTGTAAAAGAATTGGTAAAAATTAAAAAATACAAAAACATATTACATAATCTAAACGAACACGACGAACAAAATTTGATATAATGAAAAAAATGTTATTAGCGGGATGTAGTCATTCTGCGGGTTTTGGTTTAGATGACATTAATAAATCTTGGGGTAATATATTTGCTAAAAATAACAACCACACGTTAGTTAATGTATCCCAACCTGCAAGTTCATTACAATATGCAATTCAAAAAATTGTTGATGAGATATCAAAAGAAGAATATACGACGATAATTCTACAATTAACCACATTTGACAGATATCCAATAACATATAATGGTGAAAATAGATTTCTAAACAATAACATAACCGATGTTGACACTTCAGTTGCGGATATTTTTCATTTAGTACCCGCCAATTATTTAGAGGCGGTAAATGGAGATAAAATGCCGTTAGATAACGACGCAATTAGATTCTTTAATGAAAAAGTAATGCTCTCAACATTTTACCTAAACACCATTATGAATGAAATCTATTTGTTACAACAATTATTAAAACATAAAGGAATTTATTTAATCTTAATCCCATATGACGATTATTTTTGGGGTGAGGAAAGTAACATGAGTATATGGAAATTTGAACAATCTAAAAAAATTGATAAAACTAATTACATAAAATATCCATTTATGAAATGGTTACGAGATAACTATAATCCAGATGATTATTACATGGATAAAGGATTTCATTTAAATGAGGCAGGACATAAACTTTTCGCTGAAGAATATCTACCAACTCTTCTTAACTCAAATCAATATTAATATGAAAGTAGTTTTTGGATTTACCCATGTTGTTAACCACTACAAACCAATAAACGACAATTTTTTTAGGTTGGCTAAATTGTCCGTTAAATCGGCGAAGAAGTTTTATAAAACTAAAATATATTGCGATAACATATCCTTAAATCTTTTTAAGGAAAAGGGAATTACATTTGATGAGGTTATTATAATTGATGAGTTTATATTAAAATATACGGATAACTATGAGTATAATAGTAATCAATATTCAATATCTAAAATATATGCTATGATGAATGAAACAGAACCATATATTTTGATGGATTTTGACGTGATATTGATGGAAAAATTGGAATCTACCCACTCAATTACTTATGGACAACCAGAAGAGAAGTTTGATGGAGATCGTATAACTTTAAATCAATTGTTGTGGGCGTACGATGCTTATATAAACCCATTCAATACCCATATGAAGAAATACTTTAATGATGAGGATATTAAGAATTTCAATTGGACAACGTTTCCATCTTTTTGTGTGATAATGGTTAAATTACCATATTTTGTAAGTACAATTTTTAAGGAAATAATGGATATAGTACCAAGAGAAGAAGTATATAAAATACCACCAACATTATTAGAACAATTCATATTTCACCAATATGTGTTAAAACATAATGTTGATTTTGGGTTTTTTATCCCACATATTTATAAAGATTATAGTACAAATTTTGAATCATTAGATTTGATATCACAAAAATTTTTACACATAAATACGAATAAAAGAGACAGTAGAAAAAACATAGGCTATTTAGAAAATATTGTATGAAATATATATTAGGGATATCGGCATTTTATCATGATTCATCGGCCTGTCTATTCAAAGACGGACAATTAATATATGCTTGCGAAGAAGAAAAATTCACAGGCATAAAACATGATAGTGAATTTCCCTTTAATAGTATTGGATATATCGTAAAAAAATATAAACTATCAAAAGACAACATTGAGGCGGTTTGTTATTATGAAGACCCTAAATTAAAATTAGAGAGGGTCATTAATAACATAAAACCACAAATTTTTAAAAATACCATTTATTCTTTATCATCTTTCATTAAGATTAAAAGAAATACATATAAATTAAAGAAACTATTGTCTCAATATTCGGATAATGTTTTTTATTCAACACATCACGAATCACATCTTTATTATTCCTTCTATACATCAAATTTTGAAAACGCAATATGTCTTTCTATCGATGGTGTTGGTGAGGTTGACACAATGTCTTTAGGGTTAGGTGATAGAGTGGGTATTGATTATATATCAATGGCAAAATACCCACATTCAGTTGGGTTATTCTATTCCGCAATGACATCGTTTTTAGGGTTTAGACCCAATGAAGGAGAATATAAGGTAATGGGTTTAGCACCATACGGAAACCCCGATATCTATATCGATAAAGTTAGGAAACTCATTTCGTTTAAAAATAGTAAATTAACATGTAATATGGATGTATTTTGTTGGGATAAATCCAACAAAACAATGTTTAATGACCAACTATGTGAACTACTTGAGATGGAACCTCGAGCAATGGATGGTGGATTGGAACCTCACCACAAAGATTTAGCGGCTGCAGTTCAAAAAAGATATGAAGAGATATTATTTGAAGTGATAAAATCAATATCGTTAATAAACGATAATAGGAATCTTTGTTTAGGTGGAGGATGTGCGTACAATGGAACGGCAAACGGTAAGATTGTAAGAAATTCACATTTTAATAATTTATGGATACCTCCCGCACCATCAGATGCCGGATCGGCAATTGGTGCATGTATACACTACTTAGTTAAAAATCGTAAATTAATTGGTCGAGTAAATAAATCACCATTTATAGGTCCACATTTTCTTCATAACGATATTTTAGAGGCGATTAAAGGTAAACGATATATTAAATTTAATTTGGAGGATTCCTTATTACGTAATGTGGCTAAAAAATTAAAAGAGGGTAAAGTAATAGGATGGTACAACGGTTATTGTGAATTTGGGTCCAGGGCTTTAGGAAACAGGTCAATTTTAGCTGATCCCACTATAGATGGTATGAAAGATAGGATTAATAAATTAATCAAAAAAAGAGAGGGTTTTAGACCATTTGCCCCAATGGTAATAAAAGATAAACAACATCTATTTTTTGACGTTACAGATGATGTACCATATATGAATCAAGTTGTACAGGTTAAACCTGAATATAGGGATAAATTACCCGCAGTTACACACGTCGACGGTAGTGCTAGAATACAAACCGTTTACAAACACACGTTAATATATAAACTATTAGTTAAATTTGAAGAACTATCGGGATACCCTATTTTACTTAATACGTCATTTAATGTTAAAGATAAAACTATGGTCCTAACACCAAAAGATGCGGTTGATACGTTTTTTAAAACAGACATGGATTTACTTGTTATGGGTAATTATTTAATATATAAATAATATGAAAAAACTATTGAATTGGATTAAATCAAAAATTGAGGATTATAAACGTAAAAAACGTTTTAAGAAGAAATTAGAAGAATTACGTAAAAAAGACCCATTTATTTACAATCATTAATATGATAAAAATCATTTAAATATATTTGATATTTTCAAATATATTGATTATATTAATGGTAATGATATATTGGTTAACTGGTCAGCCTGGTGCCGGAAAAACAACCTTGGCAAAATACTTAGTGGAATACTTTCCGAAAGATGAGGTTACCCACATCGATGGAGATGACCTAAGGGACATCTTTAAAAACAAGGACTATTCCATTACAGGAAGAAGATTAAACATCCAAAGAGCACAATACATTGCACAATTCATGCATAGTAAAGGACATAATGTTATTGTATCCCTAGTTTCACCATATAGAGACCAAAGAGAGGCTTTTAAATTCAGCACATCGGTTGTTGAGATTTATGTACACACTACAGAGGATAGAGGTAGGAATCAATTCCACGTTGAGGAATATGAACCACCATTAGAAAATTTTATAGATATAGACACAACAATAAAAAACGAAACAGATTCATATTATGAACTGTTAAAAAAATTATCATTATGAGTAAAAAATACGCAATGTACATCGGAAGATGGCAGAACTGGCATAAGGGGCATGAATGGTTAATCAATCAACAACTTGATAAGGGTAAGGACATTTGGTTGGCAATCAGGAATGTCCCAATTGATGAAAATAACCCAAAAAGTGCACAAGAGGTTATGATGGAATTAGTTGACACCCAATTTTTTAAAGATAATTCACATAAGATTCAAATATCTATTATTCCTGATATTGAATCTGTTAATTATGGTAGAGGTGTTGGGTACGATGTTATATATCATGAACCTCCCGCTGATGTGGCGGTTATTAGTGGAACGGCTATTAGAACCGGACATATGACGCCAGATGGTACAATAACATATGACCAAACTAAAGGATAATGAAAATTTGTATAATGGCCACTGGTAGGTGTGGATCCGGATCACTTTTTAATTGTATAGACAAACATTTACCTAAGTTTTATTATTCTATGAATGAACCATTTCATAAATTAAACAAAATGATAGATGTAAATGGTATCTTTTTAGAATTAAATAAAAAGAAAAATGTGTTTATCAAAACATTAATTGGACAAGGAACCGAAAGATTCACCATAAAGGATAGTGAACTTATACAAACTGATATTAATGAAAAGATAGAATTTAACAATTGGTTTTATAACACTTTTGATAAAATAATTCTATTGGATAGAAGAGAAGAGAGATTGCAAATTGAAAGTATGGCATATCATGATTATTTAAATAATGACCTTGTTTGGAGCAAAAAAAAATATTACGAAATAAATAAAATACCACCAACATTATTAGAACACACTAAAAAAACATTAGAGTACACTAAAAATGATTTGAAAAATTTTGGTTTAAAACACAATATAAAAACATATTATTACGAAGATATTTTCATTGATAAAAATATGGATATCATTAATGAGATTTTTGATTACATTGGAATTGTACCAAACAAAGAGGTTATTGAAACCTATATTTTATCGGAAGAATTTAAAGTTAGGTTAGATAAAAGACGTAATAAAATACTATGATTGTAGAAAGAAAAAGACACATCGCTAAAACCATATCATATCGAATTGTGAGTACCTTGGTTGGTTTCATAATAATGTGGTGGATAAGTGGCTCAATTAAAGTTGGAGTGGCTTTTGGTGTTGCTGAGTTAGTATATAAACCCATTCAATATTACATCCACGAAAGAGTGTGGTATAGATGGATTAAGTATGGATTAAAAAAATAAGATAGTATGATTGACAACATAGACATATTTGAAAATTTCTTATCACCTGAAGAGTGTGATTCTATTTTAAATAAATGTAAAGAAGAATTAACATTATCAGATGCTAAAGTATATCACGACGATTCTAATAATACACCCACTAAGAAAACTAGAAAATCATCAATCGGTTGGATATCCGATTTAGGGTTTTTAAATGAAAGATTAACAAATAAATTAATAGAAACCTTCAATATAAATGGTATGGAAGTTACTGGTCTTGGGGATTTTCAATTTACTGAATATAAAGAAGGTGAATATTTTGATTGGCACACCGATAGTACCGATACCATATATAGAGACAGGTTTACATCAATAGTAATTCAATTAAACGACACATACGAAGGCGGCATATTAGAAATTAAAAATATTAAAAATGAATTAGCGCTAATAGAAAATAAAATTGGAACATTGTATATTTTTAATTCAAGATTACTTCATAGAGTAACCCCAATAGTGAAAGGGATTAGGTATTCATTAGTAAATTGGGTTTCATTAGTTAAAACAAATTTAGGTAAACAAAATTTAATATAGTATGATTTCAATCGATAATAATAGTAAAATCTTAAATGATGATGATATGGAATTTTTACAAAAAAAATGTAATAATTTTATTTCATCCCAATCACCAACATTAGAGAAAGATAACATAAATTTTTATTTTAGACAATATATAGATATAAAAGACTCCTTAATACATAATATTGTTATGGGATTGGAATCTTACATGAAAACTAAATTATATACTAATTTAGAATTAAAATCAATGTGGATTAATAAAATTGATATTAACTCTAATAAAGATGATAATTTTCATAAAGATATCTCGCCGTATTCATTAATATTATATTTAAATGATGATTATATAGGAGGAGAGTTAGAATACATTAATGATACTAATAATAGAATTAAAATTATTCCAGAAAAAAATTTAGCGGTTATTATGGATAATCAGTTAAAACATAGAGTACTACCCATTACTAGTGGAGTAAGATATAGTTTGGTGGCTTTTTTTGGTTTTATAGATAAACAAACTAAAAGTATAATTTAAAGTATGGAAAAAATATATTTTGATGAAACCACATACGTTTGGAAAACTAAACTAAATCGTATAAGTGATAAACAATCGTTTTTAAAAGAAGCATACTCTCTTATAGAATCCCAACCTAAAGTTAAATCAGATGGATTTGGATATAAAAGAGTATGGAACGAACATTTAAATTTTATTGGTAATATTAAGGTTGAAACAAAATTAGACCAGATTTTTCAAATCGGTATTAATAAATGTAAAGAAATTTATAATGAAAAAAATATAAATTACAATAAAATTAATGCAGAATCTTGGATTAATGTTGTTCGATCAAAAAATCCAGTACAAGACAATTTTTACAATGGTAAAAAATATCATACACATACCGAAATTAATAAAGGAAACGAACAATTTATTCCGCACTATACATATGTTTATTATATTCAAATGCCAGATGTAATGAATGGTGATGATGGTGTATTATATTTTAAAGGACAAAATAGTAAGGAATATTGGATAAGGCCGGAAGAAGATGATTTGATAATAATGGAAGGAGATATACCACACTCACCAAATAGTGCCCCTAATTCAACTATCGATAGAATCGTTATGGCGGGAAATGTTGGGTTTGATTTTATTAAGAAGGAAAAATCGTTAATATAATGTTAGTGGATAATAATTTTATATATGTGAATTTACCAAGATGTGGATCAACCTCATTTCACTATTCATGTATATTACACGATTTAGAAATAAAAAGTCTAAATCCGGAATGGGGAAAAATAAACTCTAAAATTAATTTTAAAAATATAGATGAAAAACATATAATGCATTTAATTACACATGGACATGAGGAGTTACAATTGCTTAGAGAAAAGTTTGGATTTCAATATCCCGTAATTGCTGTTAAAAGGGATAGACACGATACTTTTTATTCATTATATAAACATATTCTTTTTGATTTGAAAAGGGCTAACGCACACAAGGTTTATGATTTTTTTAAAAATATAAGTTTAGATGAATTATTTTTTTTTAAAACAAAAGATTTATACTCTAATGAGAATAGACTTAACATAATAAACGATTTTTTATTAAAAAACGAATTTATTAAAAATCCTGCTAGGCCATCTAAACTTATAGACTTATATTCCGAAGAATATATAGTAAACGTAATTAATATATTAATAACCCCATCATCATATTGGCACAATCACAATAAGGACATTATTTGGTTTGACATTAAAGAATTAAATCTTATGGAAAAATGGGTTTCAGATAAAATTGGAAAAGAATTTAAGTTAAAACAAGTTAATTCTAGTCAACATATGGAGTGCTCTTTAAAATTAAACCAAAATTTCAAAGAAAGATACAATAGTATATATGATTTCTACGATACACCAAAAACTAATAAGACACTAATATGATAAAAAATTACTATATATTTGATGATATAATATCAACTGAAGAACAAAAAATTATAAACGATTATGTAAATCGTTCTAATATAGAATGGGTATCAATCAAAAATGTCACTGGTGAATACGGAGGAAAAAAAGAAACACGCAAATTTCCAGCAAAAGTTCATCCAAAACTCAAATGTAAAGACAAAGAAATTAATCGTATAATTGATGGTATAGAATTGGTTGTTACAAAAAAACTAAATTTAGAATTTATTAAAAATTATAGATGGAAAATTAATTGGACTTCACCAATTGGTGAGTATAATCCTATGGATTTACTACATTACGATGATGCTACCGAACACATTGCTATGGTTTATTATATTAACAATTCAACCGGAGATACCTGCATTTATAATAATACTAATGGAAATAACGCCGAAACATTTCAAAAAAATTTTAATAATGTAGATTATGACTCATACTCTCTATTGGGTAGTGTATCTCCTAAAATGGGTAGATGTCTTGTATTTGATGGAAAATTAGCACATCTTGGAAATTATCCATCAAATGGAGATAGGTTTATTATAAATTTTAATTTTGTAGCAAAATTAAAAAACTCACGAAACTCATTGATATAATATTAGTAGATGAAAAATTCATAAAAAGATATTATAATATTTATGATTATTACGATAATCAAAAAACTAATAAGACACTAATATAAGATGTTTAAAATACCCGCAATTAATTATAAAGAAATATTTGAAGCTTGGAAAATTTCACGTAATCCGACACCAAAACAAGAGGAGTTAGCTAAATTAAGACTCGAAGTATGTTTGGGGTGTGAATTTAGAAAAGAAACAATAAAAGGGTTAAAATGGAGTGCTCTTTGTGGAAAATGTGGGTGTCCTCTGAATAAGAAAGTGTTCTCAACAAACTACAACGCTTGTCCAGCAAAAAAATGGGAAAATACCGATTTTGGGTATATAGAACCAAAGGAAGATAAAAAAAATAAGACATTAATCTGAGATTTTGATTAAAATCATTAATTCACCTATTTATATATAAACGGAATAAAATTTATGAAAGCAACGATAATTGGTAGTGATTTACTACAAAAAGACGGATCAGTTAAAATTATAGAAATAAACACTAATACCTGTATCACCAACGATGGTGCAAACTTATTAGATTATACAGCGTTATTCAGCATGTTAACGGATAATAATATTACAGAATTTCATTATATATTGACTGAAGGAAAAGCGTATTCCCCTTTAGATGAACCACATAAGTTTCGTAATATATTACAAACTAAATGTTTAGAAAACGACATATCTTTTAACGAACACGTTGTACCCGCTAATTCAGTTACGGTGCCATATATAGAAGATGCATCTCATAAATTTATTTTAAGACAAGCATTTGATACCACGGCATTAGTGGATGATTTATATTGTGCCGACAAATTTGAGTTTTTTAATTTAATGAGTGGATCCACATATATTCCAAAAACATATTTTACATCTGAAGAATTAAATTTAAATACTTTAGATGAAGTAGATTACGACACAACCAAACCAAATCTTTTGATAAAATCAAAACAGGTTTCGTATGATGTTATGGCATATCCGGCAATATATAATGTTACCGATTCAAACCAACTATCTGAAGTTATTGGTTCCGTTGAAAGTGGTCATTTAGTTCAAGAATTCATATTTTCTGAGGATAATGTGGTGGATGGAAGATATTCAACAATAAGAAGTATTGATATTATATATGGTCCTAATTTAGATATCATTAATATGGGTGGATATACTCACTCGAGTAGATTACCACTCACATTTAGTGAGGATGAACTTATTTCCGATACTAGAAAGTTTAATCAAAAAACTAGACATAAGTATATTACAAAATCTATTAGGAATCGAGTAGAAGGAAACGAATACCATACAGATGACGATTCAAATATTTTAAAATATGATGGTACTTTAGTGGATGTTGACACTATTCAATTAGGTGACTTTATTCGTTCTATTAATTTTACCGATACTAATGAAAATGAAGCGGCTTCATTTACAAATAATATAGCCACATATGGATGGACTGGTACACTATCACAATTAAACAATACGTTAACACCAATGCAATCTGAATTAGTGGGTATGGTATCAACATCACTAGAAATGGTAATGATAAAGGTAACTTTATCGGATGGACGAACTTGGACAGAAGCTCCAAATTCTACTTTTTTTATTGAAGAAAAAGACTCTACCGAAACCAGATGGGAGGTAATAAATAATTGTTATATTGGTGATAAAATAGTTGTTACAGATTCTAATACAACCGAATTAACGGCGGTAGCGATTTCTAATTTAGAGATGGTATACGAAACTAAAACAATATATACTTTAGATTTTGCACCATCCGATTTATTCTTAGTGGATGTTGGAGATAGTGATTTTGCTGTAATGCACAATGGTTGTTGGTGTAGTTATTGGTATTGTGGTAACTATTGTTATCAACAATATTGCCCAACTTGTTTCTCCGAAAAATAAACTATATAAGTAATATATAGTTCTAATCTCAAAGTATTAATAATTCAAATAAAAAATAAAATTATGGCAAAGGTAGAAAAAATAAGAGTATCAAGACCCGCACAGGTAGTTAAAGTAATTACTGGTCCATTATCTAATGATTTAAAAACAAAAGTAGCAACTGCATTTGAATCTGTCGTATCTGCAATTAAAGTTAAACATTTAGGAGAATAATATCTACTAAGTATTTGATTTCATTAGTTAAATTGTTATAAGATGAAATCTAAAATAGATTTAAAGAATTATTTTTGTGGTGTTCCCTTTAATTCATTAGAAATACATAATAATGTTTGTTTTGTTTGTTGCCCATCATGGGTACCAAATAAAATAGAACTTAGTGAAATACCACTAAAAGATGTTTATAATAGTGAACCTGTAGTTGATATTAGAAATTCAATATTAGATGGTTCGTTTAAGTATTGTAATAAAGAACTTTGTCCTTATTTAAGTAAATTAGTAAACTATGGGGTAACATCTGGTCCAGTTACTTTAAAATCCAATTCAACCATCAATGACCCAATTGTAAAGAATGGTACTCCAGATAATATTGTGATGAACTTTGATAGGACTTGTAATTACAAATGTCCTTCATGTAGAGTTGATTTAATTGTTGAAAATAGTGAAGGTATAAAACGAGTTGAAAAAACAATTGAGGAGATTGATAATTACTTTTCACAACACGTTAAGACTTTATACATTACAGGATCGGGAGACCCATTTGTTTCCGTTGGGTTTAGAAACTATCTTAGAAACTTTAACCCCAAAAAATATCCAAACTTAAAATCAATACACTTACATACTAACGCATCGATGTGGAATAAAGAAATGTGGGATAGTATGCCTAACATACACAAATACGTTCATACCTGTGAAATCAGTATAGACGCCGGTACCAAAGATACGTATGAAAATAAAACAAGATTAGGAGGTAATTGGAAGAACTTATTAAGTAATCTTAAATTCATAAGTACGTTACCAATAAATGTGAAAACATCCTTTGTTGTACAAGATTCTAACTATATGGAAATGGGAGAATTTTATAACCTGATGTATTCTATTTTTGGTAAAAAAGTAAACGTGTTCTTTGGTAAGATAACTAATTGGGGGACATTTTCTGAAGGAGAATTTAAATTAAAACAAGTATGGGACACGGACCATCCCGAGCATCAACTATTTAAAAATGAATTTAATAAAATATGGAAAAATCAAAATCTATTTCATAATTTATATGAGTTTATTGACACCACAAATAAAACTTTAATTTAATGAAAATCTCATTTAGTAAAGAAGAATGTGATTATATAATCAATTTATCCAAAGAATTAGATAAAATAAATCCGTTTGATAAACCTGACCATATGAGTAAAGATAAAACTTTTAAGGTAAACTATGATGTGTGGTTAATTAATAGAAACGAAAAAACTCAATGGATATTTGATAAAATTCACATGTATTTTACGAATAAAACTGATTTAAAAATAAAAAAAGAATTAGATAAAATATACATACACAAATATATTGAAGGACAACAATTTTCAAAACACGCTGACACATATTATAAAACACAAATACACAATGTGGGTGTTTGTTTAAATAATGATTATGATGGAGGTGAATTTGTTCTTTATAATCCAGAAGAACCGTTACCAAAAGAGACGGGTATTATATATACTTTCCCTAGTCAAAGAATACATGAAGTAAAAAAAATAATAAAAGGTGAAAGATGGAGTATAATTGGATTTTTACATATTGACAATTTAGATCTTCAAAAAAAATCACTAATATGAAAATTGGTATAACAGGTCATTCAGAAGGAATTGGAAACGATATCTATTTGAATTTAATAAAAGAATATGATGTCACAGGATTTAGTAGAAGTAATGGATTTGATATAAAAAATACAGATGAAATTATTGAGCAATTAGAAAATTGTGATGTTTTTATAAACAATGTATACGAAAAAAATCACCAAACAATATTATTTGAATTAATTTTTGATAAATGGAAGTTTTTACCAAAAACAATTATTAATATGAATAGTAGTTGTGTTTATCATTCATCCGATTGGTCACCAGAATATGCAAATAATAAAAAAGAGTTAAAAGAAGTATCTTTAAATGCAATTAGAAATAATAAAAATAAAAAAGTTAGAGTCATAAATTTATATCCATCCACCTTATCAACTCATATGGGGTTTGAAAGTTTAAATAAATTAGATACTGAAAATCTTGCAAAAATGATAAATTGGTTAATAAAACAACCACAGGAAGTTGAAATTAGGGAAATGAGTATATACTGTACAACAGTGGAGAAAGAATTCAAAATAGATAAATTAATATAAATGGAAATACAATTTTGGTATTGTGGTAATCTACCAAACACGAATATTAAAAACTCAATTGAAAAAATAGATAATACCATTTTATTCAAAAACATTTATATTGATGAAATAGACCTCACAAAATTAAATTTTTTAGTTTTATTGTTAGAAACAGAATGGACTAATTCTTCAAATTATGGTGTGGTACATACACACACTAACAAATTTATGGAATTGATAATTAAATTACAGAGTAATAATTTTTATTTTATGTTGGATAATTCAGGAGAAGCCGAACTTTGGGTTGATGGACTATCCTCAAAATTCTTTGATTTATTAAATAAAAATAAAATTGATTTCAACAGATTAATCGTAATTAATAATGACTCATCTAAAATTGGGTTGAATAAAACAAGGTATGGTAATTTTATATTAAATACGTGTTTCTTCCCTAATTTTTTCTTATCGACCTATAATCAAATGAATGAGTATGTTACTATTAATGAGGGAATTAAACCAGATAAAAAGTTTTTATGTTTGAATAGAAGAATGAATTTTCAAAAATATCAAATTATTGAAGAATTATTTAATAAAGGGTTATTAAAAGATACTCGATTTACATGGGTACGCAACTCGGTACCCAACAATAAGATAAGTAAAGAATTAATACTAGAATACAATATAGATGTAAATAACTTCAAATCAATTCAATTGGAGGGTGATGTAATGTACGGAAGTGATTTATCGCGTCACGATGAGTTTCTATTCACAATAAACCCTAATTGGTACTATAAAAGTAAAGTTAATATTATAACCGAAACAACGTTATATAAAAATTCAATACATCTTACAGAAAAAACATGGAAAGCCATATATCTAGGTGTTCCATTTGTTATATATTCTCCATCACGAAATTATCTTAACACCTTGAGAGATATGGGGTTTAAGACGTTTAATTCGGTGATAAATGAGGATTATGACAGTATTATAGGTAATGATAAGATAACTCAAATTATAAATAGTGCGGAGGAATTAGTTACCATTTATAACACACCGGAAGTGTTGGATATATGTAAATTTAACCAAGAATTATATTTTAATTTTGAGCATCGAAAAAGAATATATGAAGAAGTTTTTTTAAATAAAATTCACGATGCTCAAAATTTAACAAACCCTAAAACATTAATATAATGCGAGTTCTGGTTTTATCCCATACGAGATGTGGATCTACCACGTTATGTAAATGGTTAAGTAAAGAGTTAGATATTGTTTTGGACGAAAGACCATACGATTTTAAAACATTTAATTCGATAACTAAATCTAATAATGTTATAAAAAAAATTGTTGTTGAGGAATATTACCCAACAAAAGAGGACATTATTAAATTTGATAAAGTTGTGTGCTTAACAAGGGAAAATAGTACAGAAGCGTCGATTAGTTTTACACAATCCAAAAATATTGATAAATGGCACGATCAATATGAAATAACAACGGAATGGATTGGTGAAAATAAAAATGAAATATTGAAACAAATATACAAATATGACGAGATGAAATTAAGGTTAAAAGAATATAAGGTTTTTCAAACAACATATGAAAGTATCTATGTTAGTAAATCTGATATTAATAAAATTTTAAACTATATGGATATTGATTCACCAAAATATTTAGATATGTTAAATTATGATAAAAAATATAGAAAAGATAATAATGTTTTTATTAAAAAACATATTGGAATTATATGATAAGAATATATTACCATATTTACGCAATTGATGGGGTTGAGTCGATTATAGAAGAACAACTTTCTTTAATGGAAACCCATTTTAATTTTAAACATATAATAAACATTGGAATATGTTTATCGGAAGAAAACATACCAATAGATAATATTATTAAATTAATCGACAAGTACAATAAATCAAATCATATAGTTGTTTGTGATATTAAAAATGAATGCAATGAGTTTGTAACTTTAGACTTAATAGAAACACATAAATCAACATTTGATGATAACGATTTAATTTTTTACCTACACACTAAGGGAGCATCTAAACAAAAAAGTGATGATTATAAAGAAAATGTAATTTGGAGAAACAGAATGCAAGATGTTAACATAAAAAACCACAATCATGTTTTTAATTTGTTTAATAGTACCGATTTTAACACATATGGTTTATTATTAGAAAATGTAAACAATTTAATTTATTCAGGAAATTTTTGGTGGGTTAAAGGAAAATATATTAAAACAATTAATATTGAAGATGTTGAAAAGAATAGATGGAATGCGGAGTCACAATACATACAAAATGGAACTAATTGGAACCCATATTCGGAGTATGTTAAAATGATAAAAACAAAACCTCCATATTATAAAAAAAACAAATTAATATAATTATAAAATATGAATCCATTAAAATATTGGACATTGGAGGGATTTGAAATATCTTCATTTCAATTTAATTTAAATGAAAGAAAGGGAAAAACACATAAAACATCGGGTTCCGATAATACGAGGTTGTGTACATATACATATAATGAATTAGGATTTAGAGGTGATAGTGTAAAAAAAGAGGGGTTTAAAGTAATGTCATTAGGTTGTTCACATACCGAAGGTGTTGGTGTTGATTACAATAATACGTGGCCAACGCAATTTACAAATCTTATACCAAACGGTGTTAATATGAATTTTGGTGTGGGTGGTAGAAGTAATGATTTTATTGTTAGATGTTTGATGTCATATTATGATGTGATAAAACCGGATTTAGTGTTAGTAATGTACCCATCACCATTAAGAAGGGAAGTGTATACAAAAGATGGAGGAGTGGAACCATTTGTGCCAACTCATTCATGGGGATATATGAATGGAACCGAAGACGGTAAACAAACACAAAATTATTTAACCGAGTTACAAAACGATAATGAAGATTTTATTAATTGGTATAAAAATCACCAACTAATAAAATTATTTTTAGAATCTAAAAATTGTAATTGGATTTGGAATGGGTCATTCGGTATACCAATCGAATATAGTGAATATAATAGATTTGATGGGGAATACCTATTTTTTATTGATAAGGGTGTTGATGGTGGTCATCCAGGACCCAAACAAAATAAAAGTTACGCCAATAAATTACACGATTATATTTTATTAAATTTCCCAAATTACATACCATTTGATAATTTTAAATCAAAATTAATATAATGTTTACAATAGAAGAATTTGAGGGGATATATGAACAATTTATGTGTGGTAATATTAATGCCATTGTTGATTGTTTAAATGAGGGTGACGTATTGGTTGATATTGGTGCAAATACTGGATTAATATCAAAACGAATTATGGAGAAAGTTAACCTAAGTAAAGTTATTCTAATTGAACCGATAAAACCATACTATGAGGAATGTCTAAGGAAATTTGAAGGTAACCCAATAGTGGAGTTTGAAAATATCGGGTTTAGTAATGAAAACGGATTTAAAAGGTTTTTATGTTCTGAACAAAATTTTGGTTACAATAAGATTTATACAGAAGGTATGGAAATTCACCCACATTTTGTGGAAGACATATATTGTATAAAATTTAGTGATTGGGTCAAAGATAGAAAGATTGATTTCATTAAGATAGATGCCGAGGGACACGACACCAACATCATTAATGGCATGGTTGAATGGTTAGATGTGATAGAAAAAAAACCATATATTTTATTTGAGGGAGATTGGTATGAAGATTTGGAGGTTACCACCTCAAACATGATGAAAAATAGGTATTCTTACAATATAACACACCTTGGAAGAGACATTTTACTTCTACCCCAATTATAATATACCCCTTTTAAAAATAATAGGATTCCGGTTCAATAATTTGAGTATTTATCTAAGTATAATACCATATTTAGATGAAAATATTTGACGCACACATATCGGGGAGTTTATCAGTATCCTCATCAGCCGAAATTTCCAATGATTTACTCGTTTCGGGTAACTTAAACGTACTCGGCACCATTAATGGTAGTGTTTCTGGTAATATTACCAGTGCAGATACCGCTTCCTTTGCTCCAAAATACACTTTAACCTCTAGCTTCAACACATTTACCTCCTCTTATAACACAGGTTCATTTACGGGTTCTTTTATGGGTAGTGGTACTGGTTTGTATGGTATTCCCGCAAGTGGAATTACAGGGTTAAACCTATCTCAAATCGCTGAAGGTTCATCTACCGCATCAATTTCAAGTACGGATGGTTTAAGAGTTAATACAAATACCGAAATTACAGGGACATTAACGGCCACAGGACAGATATCGGGTTCATTTAAGGGAGATGGTACAAATCTATACAATATTCCTGCAAGTGGAGTTACGGGTCTTAATTTAACACGGATTGCAGATGGTAGTGCAACAGCATCAATCTCCTCAGCAAATGGTTTAAGAGTTAATTCAAATACCGAAATTACAGGAACATTAAAACTTAATAAAGTCGAATTGGGTGGTAACAACATTGTTGATATGACCCTAACAGATGGAGGTGGAAAATATTTCATCAACGGAGTTAAGAACCCAAGGTTATCCTTCATTAGGGGATTCAAATATAGATTTTATTATAATAACATAGGGCAGCATCCATTACGTTTCTCTTTAATTGACAACGGGAGACACAATGGAGGTACGGAATATACCACCGGAGTAACAACTAATGCCGACCCTTTTTATATTGAAGTTGAGGTTACCGATGCTACCGCAGCAACACTCTATTATTACTGCGACTTTCATGTTGGTATGGGTAATTCTATAACAGTGTATTCGGATTTTCTACATGGTCAATCTAGTATTGGTCTCATTAACGTAGATACAACTGCACTTGCCACAACCGGGTCAAATAACTTTACAAATATTCAAAGAACAAGTGGGTCCTTAGTGGTGACCGGTTCCGTTGATATCACAGGTTCAATTACATTGAATGGTCAAGCAATTGGAACAGGAAAATTGGATGAAACAACATTTCAATCATATACAAGTTCAAACGATTCAACCAACTCAACACAAAATAGTCGGTTAACATCAATCGAGTCTGCAACGAGTAGTTTGAATTCATTTACTAGTTCCATCGATAATACAATTAAAAATAAACTTAATACAGAAGCTGTTATAACTGGAAGCGTTCAAGTTATAATAACGGGAACAACGGGATATTCAACATTCAGCTCAAGTATATCTACAAGTATAGGTTCATTATCAAGTTCCGTTGCAACTACAACAAGTGGATTATCAAGTTCAGTAGCTACAACCACATCTGGTTTAAGTTCTAGTATTGGTAGTTTATCAAGTTCAGTAGCTACAACCACATCTGGTTTAAGTTCTAGTATTGGTAGTTTATCTTCTTCTGTTGAGGCTACAACAAGTGGTTTAAGTTCTTCAGTTTCTAGCTCAATCGGAAATTTATCATCTTCTGTTGCGGCTACAACAAGTGGTTTAAGTTCTTCAGTTTCTAGCTCAATCGGAAATTTATCATCTTCTGTTGCAACAACAACATTAGATACTAAAAATAGAGTTGACTCTATTGAAACAAGTACCGGTTCATTAAATTTATTTACTAGTTCTATTAATACAACTATAAAAGATAAGATGAACTTAGATGGTGTCTTATCTGGCTCAATACAAGTCACTATAACGGGCACAACGGGTTATAGTACGTTTAGTTCATCAATTGCAACTACAACATCTGGATTAAGTTCTAGTATCGGTTCATTAAGTTCTAGTGTAGCAACAACCACATCTGGTTTAAGTTCTAGTATCGGTTCATTAAGTTCTAGTGTAGCAACAACCACATCTGAATTAAGTTCTAGTATTGGAAGTTTATCATCCTCAGTTGCAACAACCACATCTGGATTAAGTTCTAGTGTCGGTTCATTAAGTTCATCAATTGCAACAACTACATCTGGATTAAGTTCTAGTTTTGCAACAACAACAAGTGGATTATCATCTAGTATTGGAAGTTTAAGTTCTAGTGTTGCAACCACAACATTAGGTACAAAAAATCGGGTAGATTCAATTGAAGCAAAAACTGGAAGTTATGCAACAACAGGTAGTAATAATTTTCAAGGAACACAAACAATAACAGGTTCACTTTACATTAGTCAAAATTTAATTGTACAGGGTTCATCATCTTTAGAAAATATTACTGCATCTGCAGTGTCAATTGGAACCAATACAATTGTATTAAACACAGATAGTCCAGCATTTAGATATGCGGGTATTTCCGTTTTTGATTCTGGTTCAACAAACATTACCGCTTCATTATTTTATGATTCATTAACAAATCAATGGAAATTTAAACATGCGGATACGGGTACCAATGATGCTAGCATCATGTTATTTGGTCCTTTAGGTAATGATATTGACAACGCACCACTATTAGATGGGAATTACCTAACAAAGGTAGAAAATAACGGACACGGTCACCATTTAACAACTTCAAGTATATTCGATAATGGTTCTAAGGTATCCATTAATTCAAATACAGAAGTAACGGGTACTTTAAAAGTAACCGGGGTTATTACTAATCCTAATATAACTGCAATTGAGTCGGCAACAGGAAGTTTAAATACTTTTACGTCATCATTATTAACCGCAATAGAATTAACAGGTTCGAATTTAACCGTTAGAGGTAACTTCTTAGTTAAAGGTACAACAACAAATGTTAATACAACAACATTAGATGTTGATAATAATCTTATTAATTTAAATGGTAGTGGTGCATCCTTTGCGGGTTTAAGAGTTAAAGACACCACAGCCCCTAATCAAATTTCAGGATCATTACTATGGGACGCAGCAAATGACTATTGGGTTGCGGGTCAGATAGGTTCAGAACAAAGATTAGTAAGAGAAACTGAGTTTAACAATGCCGTTACAAGAATAGGTAATGTCGAAACTTCAACAGGTTCATTAAATTCTTTCACTAGTTCAATTAATACAACCATTAAAACAAAATTAAATACTGAAGGTGTTTTAAGTGGTTCTATTCAAGTTAATCATAATGCAACTACAAATTACGTTGCGAATCAACATATTGACCACACGGCAGTTTCAATTACTGCGGGTAGTGGTTTAACGGGCGGTGGTGATATATCAACAACACGGACAATTAATGTAGGTGCGGGTAATGGTATAACAGTAAACGCTGATGATATTGCAATTGACACGGCGTCGGCGACATTTACCACAGGTGTTAAAACAAAAATGAACACCGACACAGTAATGAGTGGTTCTTATTTAGGAACCGCAACTACTGCAAATTTAAGTGAGAACGCATCATATTTGTATTATACCGATGCAAGAGTAAAAACAAAACTTAACGCTGAAGGTGTAGTATCTGGTTCTTCACAAGTTACGGGATTAAGTAATTCACAATTAACGAATTCATCAATAACAATAGGTTCCACGTCAACATCTTTAGGGGCAACTTCAACATCCTTGGCTGGATTAATTTCGGTTACATCAACAGCATTTACAGGTTCTTTACAGGGATTGGCAACAAGTGAAACATTGTCAACAGTTACAGGTAGAGGAGCCTCAACAAGTAATGCAATAACAATTAACTACTCAACAGGAGGGTTGAATTTAAACAGACCTGCAACATCAAATTACGTTGGTTTATATTATCAAACCGCGGGTAGTTCTAAATGGTTTATAGGTTTAAGAGAAAATTTAACATCTAACAATTATATATGTTATAGTGAAACACTTGCAGTGGATGTCTTAACGTTAAACCAAACAACCGGTGTAGCAACCTTTGGTTATAACATGACGGCAGCAAACTTTAGCGGAACATCATCAGGAACAAATACAGGAGATGAAACATTAACAAGAATAAATGCATTGGCTATCACAACTGTTGGTACAATTGGTACGGGTGTTTGGAATGGTTCATCGATTAGTACAACATACACCGCAGCTAAAGTTACAAGTGTAAGTTCAGGAACTGGTATTAGTGTTGATACAACAACAGGTGCCGTTACAGTCACAAATAGTGGTGTGACATCTTTAACAGGAACAAGTAATCAAGTAACGGTTAGTGCAAGTACAGGTGGAGTTACATTAAGTTTACCACAAAGTATTGCAACAACATCAACACCAACATTTGCCGGAGTAACTGCAACTTATTTAAGAAGTGGCACCGCGACATCAAACCTTGTTAAATTTTCATCTGGCGCGAGTAGTGTAACATTTGGTAATTCATTTGGTGGAAATGCAACAGACACAAGTAGAACAGTATATTTTAGAGGTACATCAACCGCATCAGTTTGGTGGGGAGCACCAGATGCAAATGGAGATAACGTTCCACATGGTGCAATTGATAGTCTTAGCACCGGTGGTTTAACCCACTGGTATAACTCAGCGGGAACCGGTGGTGGTACTTGGACTAAAATAATGACTGTTGACAATTCGGGAGTAACAATGAACTCTGGTAATTTTATCGGTACATTAACTGGAAATGCAACAAACATTACAGCAAGTTCAAATACATCATTAACGTCATTATCGAATTTAGCAACGGTTGGTACAATTACAAGTGGTACTTGGAATGGTAGTTCAATATCAACAACATATACCGCGGCTAAAGTAACTGCGGTTAATGCGGGAACGGGTGTTGGTGTTGACACAACAACAGGTTCGGTTACCGTATCCATAGGACAATCAGTTGCAACATCGGCAGTACCTACATTTAAGGCTGCGATATTTACCAGTGATACCGATAGTCGGGTTTTAAAATTAAGAGAGTTGACCTCAACTAGTGGTAACATTATTCAATTTCAAGACTCTGCAGGAAATAACAAATGGGAAATAGTTGGTAGATCTAATACAGATACAACGCCATTTTACATTTATAAAAATGATGGAACAAATACCGGGTATATATTTTCAATTAGTGGAGGTGGTATACCAAATTTCCACACCGCATTAACTATCGGTGGAAGTACCGCTAAATCAATTTCAAACTCATCATATTCAACATCATTTAGTAGTGTATCATCAGTAACAGTTACACATAGTTTAGGAACAAAAGACGTGGCGGTATTTGTTTATGACAGTTCAGATAATATGTTCTGGCCATCATCAATTGTTACAACAAGTACAAGTGTTGTTACAATAACTTTTGCATCTTCTAGGTCAGGTAGGGTTGTAGTTGTAAGATAAAATACGTATATTATAGAATATGTTAAGAGAGAATGTAATAGTAAGTGGTTCATTAACGACTGGAGGTTCAACAGGACAATTAATTGTTCCTGCTGGTGATAGAAGTAATAGACCCGCAACACCCGATACGGGTTCATTATATTTAGAAACTTCATCAAGTGGTAGTATCATTATGGTTTATAATGGTATCAATAACATTGATGCGGGATGGGAACCAATCGGTTCACAAGATGATTCAAGAATTGCTTTCAAATATAGAACAATCATTACAACATCATATACTGCGGGTGGATACAAAGATGCTTCACCTTGGAAAACAGTACAAAGAACAATCAATTCAACCGACCAAACGGTTAGTGTTGGTGATATAATGGATTATCCATCATCATATTCTTCAGGCGGATGTAGTCAAACAATATTATTCATGTGGTCAGTTAATACAGATAACGCGTGGCACTCAGCAACAGATGTTAATAGTACATACACCACAGGTATTAATATGGTTAATGAAACAGGGTACGCTCATCAAACAAAATGGGACTTAACAAACGCAAGAGACCAACCAGGTACTTTATTCCAAGAAACATTATTTGCGTGGATATTTGGAGGGGCGGTTGCAGCAGTTGAGAAGTTTAATTTCACTAATGAAACTATGTATCTCAATTTATATAATGCATATACAAGTACCAATGTACAGAATTCATCTATTACAAGTAGTTTAGGTGCCGCAGGATTCTCAGATGAAAATTATGGATATGGATATGGTTCTGAAAGTGGAATGAAATTATTCTTTGCCACAGATACAATGAACGTTAAACAACAATGGGGTGCTAGTGGTCAACAAAAAGGTATCAGTTCCAAAGTAGGTAAAGGTTACGCCGGTAATGAAGGAACATATAATGGGGGTTATAATTTAAGAAGATGGGATTATGCGACTGAAACCAATATAGGTAACGTAGCTAAACCTTATCCAAATTGTGGAGAAGAGAATTTTACGATGGGGCAAGACCATCAGTATATGATTGGAAATTATGATGGTTTACAAAATAATGGTAGTTGGAAATTCTATTATGGAACGGATACAGGGTCATCAAGTGTGTCGGGATTAAACCCAACAACCCATGGTGGAATGTCGTCTGGTCACTGCGGATGGAGAGCATAAAAGAAAATATTTATAAGATATGATATACGAAAATATGGAAGTAAGTGGTTCTTTGAGGGCTGCACAAATTATTGCCGGACCAAAGAACACAAGAGCTAATAGACCAACGAGTCCAGCAATCGGGTCACTATTTTTAGAGACAGCGTCAAGTGGTAGTTATATGATGGTATATACCGCAATTTCAAATAACGATGACGGATGGGAAAGAATTTCATCACAACAAAGTGCGAATACAGCGTTCAAGTATCGCACAATAATTAATTATGCATATTTGGCTGGTGGTTATAAAGACTCATCACCATGGAAGAATGTTCATAGAACGGTGGTATCCACAGACCAAACAACCCACATGGGTGCATTATTGGACTATCCGGCAAACTACACAAAAGCGGCATGTAGTAAAACTATCTTATTTGTTTTTTCAGCAAATACTGACAATGCTCATAAAGGTCCCTCCGATGTACAGGGAACATATACAACTGCGGTTAATATGTCAAATGAAACTAACTATGCACATCAATCTAAATTTGATATTACGAGTGCAAGATCTGATTTGGCTGTTATGTTTAAAGAAACAGAGGCCGCTTGGATTGTTGCTGGTGGACAAACAAGTGTTGATAAATTTAATTTATCTAATGAGGCTATAGTTACTGGTTATAATTTATCTAGTTTTAATTCTTCTGAAGGTGCTGGGGCGTTCTGTGATGAAAATTACGGATATGCTTTTAATTCGGGTAATGGTGTTAAATTTAATTTTTCAACCGAAACATTTACAAATGGTTCATTATGGAGCGCACACGGACAACAAAAGGGTATTAGTTCTAAGGTAGGTAAAGGATATGCGGGCAATGAAGGTTCGTACAATGGTGGTTATAACTTAAGAAGATGGACAACATCAAACGACACTAATATTGGTACGGTTGCTAAACCACACCCTAATTGTGGAGAAGAAAACTTTACCATGGGGCAAGATTGGCAATATATGTTAGGAGTTTATGATGGCACGGGTCAAACAAATAACAGTTGGAAATTCTATTATGCAACTGATAGTGGTTCCAATAGTGTATCGGGATTAAATCCTGGTGTTAATGCGGGAACATCTTCAGGTGCAAATGGTTGGAGGGGGTAGTTGACATTATCAAAAATTTTATTTATATTTTAATAAATTGAAAATATTATGGACAAAAAATTTGAATACAAAAGAGCATCAGATACGTTAAACGAAGAAGATAGAAAACTATTGGACGTTGCTGAAGGATTAAGTTTTGCATTACCAAAGTATAAAGCGGAAAACTTTGTTGGTGGAGCACAAATAACTCCATATGCTAAATTAAGACAATGGTTAATGGAGTTAAGATCAAGAGAGGATGCTGCAGAACACATGGAATATCTTCTTAGAAAAAAAGAAATTGAAATTCAATTAGAACACGAGAAAATGGAATTCTTAACTGAACCATTAAGAAAGGAATTAGTTGAATTGGGTATTAAAGATATGCACATCGACTTAAGAAAATACCAAAGAAATTTAAAGGATGCATATAGAGAAAGACAAATTTTTATTGACTTGATTAAAGATTTTTTAGAAAGTGACGATAGTAAAATGCCAGATGGTAGGTCTCTTATGGAAGTTTTTAATAACCAACTACTTGAGGATAAATATGAGAAAGATTATTGGAGTGTTCGTATGGCTAAACAGGCGATGTTGGATATGATATCTTACGGTAGAGTCGGTACAGGTAATTTAGATTCAATTTTAATGATGTCACCCGAACAACAAAAAGAAGTTATGGCGTTAGCGTCAACATATACTGTTACCATAGATAGAAACATTAACACATTAATGGGTATGGCAGCAACTAATCAAGATATGATTTCAAATGAATTAAAGGACCAATTTAAAATTGGAACATCTAATGAAACTATAAACGAAAAATTATTATAATGAAACACATTATTTTTAAAATGGGGGTAGAGTCTCCTGGGTATGTAACTAAGTTAAGTAGTTATTTAAACTACACCGTTGGTAGAATACATGCTGACTATGACGATAACAGAGTTGAATTAATAAAAATGAATGCAGTTGTTGTTCCCGAGGAATTTGCTAGAGGATATATCTTCGCAGATATCTATAAGGAATATGTTTCAATTAGAACTAATTCTAACGTTATAGATGAGTTCCCACAATTTGCAAACTCGGGAGAACTTGAAACTGAAAAAGTAAAATATTTTTTAACAGATGAGGATAGAGAATTGGCAGTTAAGTTTAATAAGTTCGTAATGTTAAAAGTCATCGCCGATAGATTTTCTGAAAGAATGAAAAATCTAATTGTTGATGCTTCTAACTTAGAGGTTGCAACTTGGGAAGAACAAAAAAGAGAGGCGTTACTTTACCAATCAGATAATACCGCCAGTACGCCATTGATTGATATATTGGCAACAGGTAGAGGTGTAACTAAACAAGAGTTAGTTACTAAAATTTTAACAAATGTTGAGTCATATAAAATAAAATTAGCTAATTTACTTGTTGAACAACAACAATTAGAACAAAGAGTTAAAGCATGTCAAAACGTTCCTGATTGTCATAGATTGAAACATGAGAAATTTGGTGTTAGTATGAGTTACCAACAACAATTAGATGAGAATGTTGAGACTTCACCTTTAACATTAGCAATGGATTTTTAATATGATTGAAAATTATTTAGAAACTTATGAATATGGTATCATAACATCAGACTTCATAGATTCTACAACAACTAATTCCCTTTCTGATAAAATATTGGAAAGGGAATCTTACATTAAGGGACTTAACGATGGAACAAAGTTACACATGAACATTGTAAACCATAGTAATATAACAAATTATCACACATATTATAATTTAATTGATTTAGAAATCCCTGAAACTGACATTTTAATATCTAAGATTAAAGAATTGATTTTCAATACATTAGGATGGGAAAATTTCTATATTAAAATGTGGGCAAACATTTTTAGACAAGGTGATTATCTTGGACTACACAAACATATGGATAATATGAGTAAAAAGAAATTTCCATATGCACTTAGCGGTCATTGCTTTCTTTACTCATCAGAAAAAACACATACAACATATTTGTTTAAACAAAAAAAAATTGGTATATTTGATAGTAGTATCAATGTAGTCGACCTCCCAAACATTCCTGGAGAAGTTTCAATATTTTCATCATATATTGAACATGAATTTAAACAATGGAATGGTGATTTAAGAGTGGGAATCGCATTTGATATTAATAACGAACCTGACGCCAATCCAAATTGGCTCAAGACTAAACAATTTAGATACGTTTAAATGAACTTTGTAATTAATGGTACATGTGCTAAAGGATGTTCTTTTTGTTTCACAAAGGAAGAAGCTAGAGTACAACATACTTTAGGTGAAATGACTTTATCTAAAGTAGATGAGTTAATTGACCACTACCAACTTAACAATAGTAAAGAAGAGATTACCATATTAGGTGGTGAACCAACACAACATTCGAACTTCACAGGAATTGTTGAACATATCATATCTAAAGGATTAAAAATCAATCTTGTAAGTAACTTTCTGTTTAGTAAAACCACAAGAGAATTCATCATTAAAAACATTAGACACATTCGATGGGTATTCCCAAACGCTGCTGAGTTAGATGAGAAGAATAGAATGGTTATATTCAAAAAGAATTACACTGAAATTTACAACGCTTATCTTAACACATGGGGGTTTGATAATCACCCAAGATTATATTTGGCAATTACAATGTCAAGTAATTGGAAAGAAAAGAATTTCTATGAGTACATTAAATGGTTGTACCATCAATTGGATGGTAAGATTAATGCCATTAGAGTTGGGTTAGATTTAACAAACATATATCTTGTTAACAACAAAGAAATGGGTTCGGAGATTACTAAGATACTTAAATTTGGTAAGTATAATGATATTAGAATTACTTCCGATTGCCAAGTACCACCATGTTTATGGGAAGGTAAATCAAAAGAATCTGTAATGGAAAATTCATTAGGGTTTGCCACATTTAAAATACCGGAGTATAAAACAATATGTGGATTTATGCCCTTAGATGTTTTCCCTGACGGAAGTTCAATACATTGTTATCCATTGGAAGATAAAGTTAAAATCGATAATGTATTGAATATTACGGGAGAAAGTAATATATTATCATTAAGAGAAGAGTTCGATAAATTATACACAGAAAATCATAAAAATTATACATTACCAAAAGACTGTTTAGATTGTCATTTCTATGACACGTTATGTAACGGAATTTGTGGTGGATGTTTAGAAGGAAACCAACATGAGTAAAATATTTTCAATACCATTAAATCCAATGTTATCTGAGGAAGATTTCATTGGTAGATTCGTACCATTCTTACAAGAACATAAAGATTGGATATATGATGTTTACTTTACATGTAGAATCCCACCATTCACCCAAGATGCAATGGGTTCTGTATTTACACCGGAAGATAGAAACGTTGTAATAGAGAACGCGCTTCAAATACAGGATGTGTTGGGTATTAGAGTTAGCGCAACATTTAATAATATTAACATATCCCCTAATTTCAATAACTATCAAATGTTTATTGAGAACCTTAAACCATTATATGAAAAGGGATTAAGATGTATAACCATACCACACGCACATTGGGTTGCTATGGGTCTTAAGAAACACTTTCCTGATATGGAAATTAAGAATACTATTCTTAGGAAGGTAGCAACAGCACAAGACTTCTGGTACAATGCGGAGCAAGGATTTGATTACATCAACATCGATAGAATTTTAATGAGAGATGTTGAAGAATTAAAAAACATTAGACGAGCTCAATTACAATTCCAACAGAAATATGGTAGGTATGTAAACATTGCATTATTAACGAATGAAGGTTGTTTAGGTAGATGTCCAATGATGGATGAACACTATTCATACAATAACTTAAAGACTGATAATGAGTTACCATATTTTAGACACGAGATATCAAAAGTAACTTGTGAATATAAATGGGAAAAAGAAATTAATGCGTTCTTTTTTAAAGCTGCAACCATACCACCATTTAAGAAAGACTATGATGAATTTCTTAACTATGTTGATGTATTCAAAATGCACGGAAGAGATAGTTTCAATAAGTTAGATGATACTATGAGTGTAATTAAAGCATATGCAAAGGGAAATGAAATATTAGGACCAACATCTGAAATATATTTAGATGGTGTACCATCAGATGAATTAGATGGTTGGAGAAATAAAATTAAAAAATGTAAATTTCAATGTTGGGATTGTAATTACTGCGACATTGTTGCGGACCATAAAAAAGGAAAGTGATGGATTATATTAAACATATTGAAGACTCAATACATTGGGCAGAATTAGAAGTATCTAAATTAACCTTAGATATTATAAACATCCAAGGAATCACAAGTAATAAAGTGAAGTGTTTACTCAATAACATATGTAATATTGATGGTGCACATTATTTAGAAATTGGTGTATTCAGGGGTTCCACATTTTGTTCTGCAATTTATGGTAATGATATTAAAGCAACTGGTATTGATAATTGGAGTTCACCATTTTTAATGCCAAACGGAATTAGTCAAAAGATGACATCTTATTTAAGAAGTCAACCCAACGACCCGAAAGAAGAGTTCTTATCGAACGTAAAGAAATTTGGTAACGTGGAAAACATGAATGTGTATCGTGCAAATTATTTAGAGTTTGATTATTCAACCATAGAACCATTAGATATTATATTCTATGATGGGGAAACAAAATACTATGACCAATACACAACAATTAAGAAATTAATTCCACATATGTCAGATAAATGTATTCTCATTGTAGATGATTGGAATTGGCAAAAAGAGGGTGCAATTAAAGCATTAGAAGAAAGTAATTCTATTATCACATATCAAAAAAATATACATACAAGTGGAGAAGATTCTAAAGACTTTTGGAATGGTCTTGGAATATTTTTAATTGAAAGGTAATTGATTATCTGATATTTTTTGTTTATATTATAATATATTGTAAGGGGAGGTGGGTGAGTGGTTTAAACCGACAGCCTCCGAAGCTGCTATTGGACTTAACATTCAATCGAGAGTCCGAATCTCTTCCTCCCCGCAATTTTATAAACTTTTCTTAAACAAAAACAAAATGAGAAAAACAATCACAATGCTATCGCTAATGTTAGCACTATTGTTTACTACCACTATGTCATTTGGACAATACAGTAGTAGTGCAATTCAGAAAGGTTCAGAACAATCCTTAAAAGTTCAAACGGACACAGTCCCTAATCAATTACAAGAAATTGTTGTTACAGCAAAGAAGGTACCTTTAATGACCAAGGTAGGTCCTTACGGTCAACCACTTTGGACAACAATGAGAATGTTTGCATCCACTAGAGTTTATGTGATGAACCCACCAGGTACCGCAATGTACGAGAAGTGGTTTGATATCAGACAAAGAAGAAACGGACCGGCACAAATCAGAATGAGGGATGAGTTCACATTCGGTTTGGGTAAAAGACTTCAGTTAGACTTATATTCACATACGGTTTATGATGGATACAATGGAGACAAAGAATTCAAATGGAGAGGGTTCTCTTGGGAATTTCGTTATGCTCTTGCCGATTGGGGTAAGTTATGGGGTAACCCAACTCTTTATTGGGAAACAAAAATGTTAGATGGTCGTTGGGGTATCGAACCAAAATTATTATTGGGTGACAGAATCGGAGAAAGAGGTATTTGGGGATTCAACGCAATTTATGAAGGTAATTTATCAAGAGTCAAAGAACTTCGTGAAGACGAATACGCTTACACTGCATCGTACGCTAACATCATCAATAATGATTTAACTTTAGGTGTGTCACATATGTTTAGATACAACGATTTTGATGGAGGTTCACAAGAGTGGTATCTTGGGCCACTACTTCAATATCGATTTAATAACAAGGCTTATTTGAATGTTGAGCACATGCCAGGTCTTAATCAAGACGCAAAACAATCAAGAACCACAATTATATTTGCATGGAGATTTTAATCAAAGGACAAGAGTTTCTTGTCTACTTAATATTCATTATGTTCGTAACAGGTATCCTCAAAGAAAGAGGATACCTTATGGACATATTCAGACTACTTGAACAAAAAGTTAAGTCTAAGAGGATGGTAGTGTTTTTAGTATCACTCTTTGGTGGTATCCTACCTATTCCTGGACGTGTTGCATTATCGGCATCAATGTTAAACAGCATTGCTCCTGTTGATAATAAGAAACGTAAGAAGTTTGGTATCATCGATTACTTAGCAACACATCATTACTATCTATGGTCTCCATTAGAGAAAACGGTTATCATTCCAATGGCTGTGTTAAGTTTAACTTATATGCAATTCATGTCATATATTTGGCCATTACTTTTAATATCGGTATTGTATGTTACATATTATATCTTATCATTAAATGACGATGAGATTGATATTGAAGTTAAAGATGGACCAATTAATATGCAAAACATAACGATGGTGGTTATACCATTTTTAGTAACCATATTAATGTGTGTGTTTTTTACTAAATACTATTTTGGTTTCTTCACAGGATTCACAATATGGTTAGTTTATTACTCTAAAAGTTGGAGTAAAATATTGGGGTATATCGATTGGGAACTAATATGGATCGTTGCTTTAGTTATTATTTTAGGTAACTTGGTTGGTTCATATTATAATGTGATTGAAGGGTACATTAAACAATATAGTAAACCCGAACACATTTTAGTTGTTGCAATGATATCATTTCTTTCATCATTTATGTTGGGGTCATCCGCAAAATATGCAAGTATCGTTAGTTTATTAACAAGTGTCTTTGGGATGCATTATTTCGTATTATTCTTTACATTAGAATATTCAGCATATTTGATATCCCCATCACATAAATGTCTACCAATCGGTCAAAAGTATTTCCATACTGGATTTATGACCTACTTGAAGGCTTTAATTGTGTGGATATCTCTTATGATTACTTATGCACTATTGACAATAATTTAATCTTTACATTTTTAAAATTAAGATATATATTATAAAAGATAATTAAAAAATATGGAAAAAATTACGTTAAAATTGGGAGACGTTCTACAATTAGAAAGTGAAATAAACGGATATATTGAACCACAAACCGGAGAACAAGTGTTTGAGGGATTCAGTAAACAAAACCTATCAATCATTTTGAAATATGAATTGAGTGACTTCTCAACAGAACTTAAAGGTGAGAGAACTAAGGTTGAAGCATTAAGAGATGAGTTAATCAAAAAATATGGTGAAGAAGATGGTAAGGGTGGTGTCTTAGTTAAAATGTATAATGAATTGAAAGATGAGGAAGGTAACGTAACTGGTAAAGTTATTAACCCACAATACATCGAATTTGATA